ATGTAGTTTGGGTTTCAAATGTTTTTACCGTTACGGCGGAGGCTGATAAATACTCTGTAGACGCACTGTGCCACACCGGATAAATTTCTGTGATTCCTGAACTCGTATACGCGAAAGATGCTGAATAAATCCCAGTTGAAATTTTACTGCCAGTCACATTAAAATCGTCATTATCATCAACGCCACCGCCAACAGGAAGCGTTATCTTTGAGCCGGTAGCAGCAGAATTCGATCCAGAATAAACACTCAAATAGATTTTGTTATCTGCGCCTAAACCCGGTATGTCTTTAAGCTGGCCCCTAACATAGTTGTATAAATAAAGGCTATTGAGGTTGTCATCAGCAGGCACTCTCGACGAGCTTAGATAAAAATTGGCGGTATCATCTGCCCGAGAACTATTCCATCGCGCTTCAATAATCGGGCGCTTTAATAAAAATTGGCTATCCCTTGCAAAAAATTTCTTAGTGTAATAAGACCTATTTGTAGTTTCTAGACTAGCAGACAAAAACACTCCAAATCCAAAATTTCCAGTGCTATTGTTGAGCCATTCCTCAACATGCCTAGTAACATCCACCTCTATGTCCTCAATTCCAGTTTCAAAAAATTGACTAGATGTTACTGCAAATGAACCCGTGTGGAACGAACCGCCCTCAACAACTCCATGATAATCCGCCCATTGAGTACCAATGCTAGCACTAATAAAGTTTGACCCTGAAGGGTCAACATCGGAATAATCCTCCATATCAAGACCACTTCCCTCTTGCCAAGACTGTGAAATGGCGGCGATGGTAAGTGTAAAGTTTGTTGGCGTTGTAGAAGTATGTTCTGCATTGAACATTCTTAAATAAAATCCTACTGACCCTGACTCTGGAATATCTCCGTCATCTCTTGATGCGGAAAGAGTTGGAATATCAAATTCAATCAAAATTCTTGATAATTCCGCAGATGACGTAGACGCTTGTCCATAAATACTAAAAACTTCTAGTATGTCTGCCTGCCCCATGTTTGAGCCAGTGCCTCGGGTGGTTAAGTTCCCCTTAAAGGCATTCGTTATTGTATTATCTTTTGTTGCTTTAAATCTTCTGACTGCCATTAGACTACCACTCCAACAATATTTTCATCTGGGAATTTAAGCTCCATTATCACATTCTCAGGAATAATTATGTATCTGCCATCATCTGTTGTGGCTGCGTCAATATCAAAAAAGTACGAACTATAGTTTGATCCAAATTTTTGAGTAATTATTACTTCTTGAGTATCAGTGACAGCATCTAAATCATTTAAAGTTTTAAAAATATCAGAAATATAAAATGGACTACCAAAAAGTAGTTGGGTTTGATATAATTCCCTTAGAGCATCGTTACATAAAGTTAAAACTTCAGACTGACTATACTCTAATGAGCCAAGCACTTTATATTCAATGCCAAAGTTTACAATCTGTCCATCTAAAATATCAATTGTATCGTTGATCATTTTGTATTGTTGCAACCACACTTTCAAGTTCTCTTTTATGGTGCTGCTAGATGCTGTTAAATTGCCATCAGTATCTTCTGAAATTACATATAAATTTAAATTTCTTTTAAAAGAGTCTCTATCCTGCACGATATTCGCCCTCTTGACACCCCCAAATTTAGCTGGCATTCTGTAGACCAAACTAACATAGTCTTTTTGAGTCACGGCTCGGTTCTGTGAGGAGAAGGCATCGATGGCCCTAACTCTAATTTCATCCGGCACTAGTTTGTCAACAACTCCCAAAATTGGTTCTTCATTTTCTACATCTAGGCTGTTTTCAATAAATTGTCTATTCGCGGAAACTGGTACAGCATTAGTCGGGAAACTTAGCAGAGGCGTCGTTATTGAATTGACAGAATTAATTGGCAAATTAACGTTACTTCCATCATTTCTTCTGTATGTCACAATCAGGTCTCCTGAAGGTGGGACAACCCCAAACTTATCGTTTTTTAACAATACCGCAGGATCAAAGCTGTCATCAGAGTAATAATCTCTTGCGTACCTTTGTAATGCAACCGATGTTGGTTCTGGATATTCGTCTTGTTTTAAACTTTCTTCTGACCCATAACCGAACTGCAAAAATACTGTGCCATTATCATCAATTTCTGTAATAAATCTGCGAGATGACAATCTTTCCCTTAAAATATAAGGTGCATCGTCTTCATTTTCTTTGTTTGGATTTCTAATTGGCTGCAATATGACATTATGTGACAAATAAGGCACCTCGCGGTACTCGTTGCCTTCGCTGTCAACAACCGAAATAATTTCCGTGATATTTTCTGCTGTTAATGACAATTTTAAAAACTTCTGATATGCTCCAACTGTCAATGTTTCTGTCTCTATAATTCCGGTAATGACATCCCCATAGGCTTTAAAAGCAAAGCTAGTGGGAACGCCGTCTGCATTTGTTTGAGCAACTACTACTTCGGAATCGGATCTTGAAAAATCTACATCAGAGATCAATATAAGAGAACCGCCTGTGGTGCTACCAAGAGTAGTTCCCTCCTTTAGCACAGGTATTAGATCTGTATTTGGGGTCCCATCTGCGCTAGCAGGAACCTGCACATAGAAAGCAGCTTTACCTGTTGCTGTATATGCGGCGGGGTTCTTATACCCAAACTGCTTTGCTATCTTTAAAAGATTTTTTGTTTCAATAGCACTGTCTACATAGGCTTCATTTGACTGATAGTCAATATAAAAGGAGAGCATGTCTCCAACATATGCAACGGTATCCAGCATCAAAGACCCGAAAGATGCGGCATTAAAATCCTTAAATGTATCAGGATAATATATCTTCGCATAGTTTACTAGTTGTTCTTTGATAGTATCAAATTCTTTACTAGAATACCTAATGGGTTTTGTTTTTTTGGTTGCCATGTTTACGTTTCCTAATTAATTTCTTCCCTTCACATCTAAATCTAAAGCATCACTAATCGAAAGACTAGGTATAATGTACTCCACTTTTAAAAACGCAGTATTTTCTTTTAGCTCCGCTTTTACATTTAAAATCTGAACAAATGGCAAATATTTGTCCACCTGTATAAATAGTCTTTCTTTAAGATCTTCTAATATATCTTCGTTTACATTTTCAAATAGTAAGGCAGAGAACCCAACGCCAAAATCAGTATCCATAACCCGCTCGCCGGGGTTTGTAAAAATTAAGTTTTTTAAATTCTGTTTAGTATTTTCAGTCAAATCTTTTGTCAAAAGATATGGGCCGTCGCTTTTTGGATAAGCTAGTGGTAATTTTGCGGATATTCCTACTGCCATTTAAACTGCCTCTACAGAATCGATTAAAGTAATTAGGTTTTGATCGATAATATCGTCCATTTTCTTCGCCTCACTTATAAGGGTTGGATCATCACCAACTAAAATAGTGCCTTTTGTCGCCTGATCGTATAGCGCAGGATCATCTAAATACTGTGATGCAATGGCGTCTAATGAATTCACGTCTGATAAACAATAATCTTTAACAATTTCAGTTTCAAACAAACCATCAAGAACTTGTGAGTAGTATTTAGAGACAATCTCTTCATCAATGGCAAAATCAATAAATTCTGAATCTCTGATTTGATTTAAAAAATTCTTATTTTCGTTATCAGTCAATTCAATTTCAAATTCTGCCAAAGGTAACACGTTTTGTGTTTTTATATTATATAATTTTGGCGAATATGTTACTGGGCCATTAAAGAATGGGTTAGTATTATAAGATGCTCCAATATTAAAAGGGAAAACAAAGGTTCTCTCCTGTCCCAATTCTGTCTCCAGCAAATTATAAACAAATGCCTTATTCTTCCAGACACTACTAATGTCGTTTTTAGAGCCATACTCCTTTGCAGCCGCTAAAAGCTTATAAAGATTTGGTTGCAATGCCTGTGGCTGTACAGCGGCAAGGTTTACTTCGTTTTGAAATGGTGCGGGGCTTTCAAAATTTTCAAAGTAGGGGTTTGGCACTGGTGATAATTTAGAAGTTAATTGCGATTCTAATAGTGGTGAATTAACAACAAGTCGTGCTCCAAAACGAAAATTAATAGCAGGATCAGCTTTCATTAAAAGCTCAGGAGTTGAACGTATCGGCGGTGCTGTGGGGTCGGGGATCTTCACAAGCAATGTTTTTAAAAACAAGCAATAAGACAACATTTCTCTAAAGGAAAAATAGTTGTAGTCAAATGGTATTTTTTTAGCATATTTTTCATTTTCATAGCCATTTAATAAAGATTGAGTCTTGTATTTATCAGTGACTATCGTTTCTGTATTTTCGTAAGTAAAAACGTTGTTAAATTTAAAATAAAATTCTACAGCGGCACCTTTTTTACTCAAATGATCAAAATAATCAATTCCCTTTGTATCTGGTAAATATGCGCTATTTTGGGCATCCTGATTAGCAATGCCAGAGGGATCCGTTGGGTTTGCCAAGTTTACATTTGTTTGTAATTGAGCAGAATTAAAAAGTCTTTTTTGAAAGGATAGAAAAAAATTGTTATATAAAGAAGCCTTCTGCGGAAATTTTTCAAACGATTCAAAAGACAACTTATCCAAATTAATTCCAATATATAAAGGCTCCAATTTTCTCTCAGCTACATTTTTAATCACGTTAGTTTGAGAACTGTTGGCAATTAATAATCTTCCAGCATAGGTATAAAAATTATAAAAATTTGCTTGATTATTGCTGGTAAAACCCAAATGATACTTTGGAGGGCCAATGTCTGCGTCAGATTGACCATCTGGTACAAATGTTTTTGTTATCAATTCTTTTATTTTGTTAATATCGCCCGTGACACCCTTTGGGGCTTTTTTACTTCTATTTAAAATCAATAGGTGTTTGTAAAGCTCATTTGCAAAAATTTCTTTCAAAGCAATAAAACCATTTTGAGGCTCGTTTAGACCCTCGTCGATATCTGGTATGCCCACAGGAACTCCTCCGAGCTTCATGTAGTAGGCAGCAAAAACATACCTGTTTCTAGTTTGTAATGTTGTATCTGGCTGTGCTAAAAATTGATTATATAAATCTGTGTAAATTTTATTAGTGTCGATTAAATTTACAAAATATTTTATTGCTTTTTCATTATTATCTCCAATGGATAAAGATTCTAAAAAACCAGTTGAAAATTGATATTTAAAAATATCTTTACCGCCATATTTCAAAAAATGATTTTTAAATCTTTCTTCAAATATGTTTTGAAAACTCATCAACGTGTATTCTTTAAAATTAAGCATTTTATATATTAAATTTCCTCTTCAATAAAGCGAATTGAACATTCTCTTGTAGACTCTCTTCATTACCTACATCAACTTCTGAATTGGTCTGAAGAGAGTCTAATTGTTGTTTTAGTAGCGGCTTGGTGTATTTTAAGTACCCAATGAACTTGACTGAAGTTGCGCCATCTGGATTGAAAGAACCATCACCTACAGATGCAAACACGGCGGAGTCGCTTGTTTTCCACCCATCATAATAACTCTCAAATTCAACATTTTGGGGTATCAAATCTTTTTGTGGGTCTACATCAACCAAACTTAATACTGCAAATGGGTAGCTTGTCTCCAAAAATCTGCGTACAACATTTCCAATTTTTTCCTTTTTTGACTCAGCGTCTCCAATTGCAAAGTTTGAAAGAATAATTTCTTTTCCCTTAAATGAAAGCTGCCCATCATCTTTTGATATCCAAAAATTCTGTATTGCATTATTAATTTTATCAAAATTTAAATTTGTATCGATTATTATTGAATTTATTGGCACAATTTTAATCTTTGGAATCGGCAAAGGAAATCCAATGATAGTTTCTACTTTGTATTCACCTAAGATCGCCCTGCTTGATAACACACGAATCGCAATTGCGTTTCCTTTGTCTTGATCGAACGCCGAGGCCAATATTTTGTCAACAACCCCCACGCTTTCAGAGTAGAAATTGTTGATATAAAGTTGATATGATTTGTTTAGTGTTGGTACCGTTTTGTATGACTCATAAGTGTTATCAACTATAAAATCATTCACGCCAGCAGCATCCATTATTGAACCTAGCGGTAGGGGCGGGAGACCCAATGCCGGATTAAGTAATGCACAAAGATTATTGACAGAGGCTAAAATACCCTCTATTTCGCTTGGTTTTATATCGCAAGGGTCCGGTGGGCAAATTTCTGCCCTTGAGTCTTGTAAAATTTCTATGAAATTGATAAAACTACCCAAATAACTAAAAAAGTTTATAATTTGGTTGTCAGTTTTGAATTTAAAAACAGTTTCAGTTTGTTGAACATCTTGTATTTTTCTAATAATATCACATTTTGCTTGGCCCAAAAACAAGAATATAAATTCTTCTTGGCCAACGTCTTCTCTGTCTTGAATTGTTTGGATATACTCTCTTATTTTTTCATCAGTGATTTTTGGAAAAGTTGGTATTAATTTATTTTCTCTCGCACCTTCAAAAGCTGCCGGGGTCAAATAAGGCAATATTGATATTTTTCTAAGAGCTATATCCTCATCACCAAATAAAGCATTTTTTAAGTCTTCGCCGCCTTCCAGCAACAATGGGGCCACTTTTTGAATTATCTCCGTTGTAACATTACACAACTGGATACAAATTAATTCTTGCAAAATTTTTGAGATTATATCTGTCAAGCTTGGTATGTTAATGTACGGTAGTTTTGGGATTAATGGAATTTGATAGTTTGGAATCCTCTCTTTAAAAACTTTTATTTCTTCTAGTGAAGTGCCGCACGGTGTTTGAACCTCTTTGATAATTGTGTCAAAGTCTGACACCTCTTGTGCTAATTTACTCAATATTAATAGAAGATAATATTGTATAGGCACAACCGATAAAAATCTTTTAAATTGTGGCTCTAAACACTTTGGAAGTGCATCCTCAGCACTCAATAAAAAGTCTACGGCAGAAATAACCGCTGCTATGATGTTACTAGGACTTGGGTCGTCTTTTGCCTTGGTGATATTTTCTATAAACGGGGCGCAGCCCTCAATTAATAAATTGTTTGCAGCGCCTGCATCACTTTGATCTTTTAAGTCCTTGCAGCCGGGGACATCTGATAAATTAATGTTTGCTAGGGCCACTATTGTCGCGTCCAACTCTTGCAAAAGCTCATACGCTGATGAACCATAGGCCCAACTAGCCGCGATGACAGAGCCTGCTGTTGTCTGAGCGGTTACATTATTTTCTGCCTTCTTTATTGCTTTATTCGGATTAACTTTTTTTTCTGCCATCACTTAATTCGTCTTATTATAAAAGCTCTTAAATCCACCCTCTGAAATAGAGGACATGTTGATTGACAGAGCAACTTGATTATATTTTGCTGTTATATTGCTTAATACATTAAATATATCTAAAGGAGTTTT